CCAAACTCCTCGCAGACTTTTAAATATTCCTCCGCTACTTCTTTATTCGCAATTACTATGTCATCCCCTAAAACTCTATACCCTCGGAAAATATCTGTTATATTTTCTAAAGGACAAATTCTCATATATGAGAATTGGACGATTAGATGATGGACTAGCGCCATGGAAGCCCAAGAAGAAAGGGCTCCCATAGGTTGGCCACGCGTATAAGTTACATAATGACGATCATTATGCGTATAATATTCCTTTTTCCTTGGATCCTTATATGGCAGACCGAATTCTCGGTCAACCAACAAGGACATCCAAAGCTGACCAAAAGGCTTACCAAAGATTTCATTCAACACAACTACATATAGTTGTTGAGGAATTAGATCAGTGGCTGACTTAAGGTCATAGGAATAAAATTCTTTATAGCCTGAATCTTTTAAAGAGCTAACGGCACCTTCTTGGTTGAAGGTTCCGTCCATCTCCTCAAAGGATTCAAGCATTTTAAATAAGACTTGATGGAGGGGTAAGAGGGCCAGTTGAGTCCAATAATCTACCATTGCAAAAACTCGGATCTTTCCGGCAGCTTCATATTTTAAATGGAGCTGACCTAGAAAGGTCTTTTTACGTTTATGCATTAGTAACTCATCGAGCGCAGCTGGTTGTGTAATAGTAAGAACCTCTTTATAAAGGTTTAAACATCTTTCAGCTTTTACGTGGGTAAGGTAATTGAGAAGATGGTTAATAGGTTGGAAAGTCCAATGCCTTGCCGCAACATGCGACAGGAGTATGGACGACCCAGGTCCTACACCACTTCCAGTTACCATTAGAGGGAAGACTTTCGGAACTAAATCATCAAGTGAAAACCTTCGTTTCCACTCCTGAATTAGTTTCGAGGTTCTTAAAAATAAACCAAAAGATGATAAATCTGAATAAAAAGGTTCAGAAGTAATAGAGTTAAAATCGGGTTCTTTGTATTCATCAAGAAGGGAGCGATACATATTAGTAATAGATAGCCATGCCCGTATCCATTTTGTGTTACGAGCTAGAAAGGCTTGCCTTACCTCTAAGGGCAACCAAAGAGGAAGGCCTCCTTTACTAAGTCGCATGGGACACCCTAACTCCCTAGGGTTACAAGGAGAGCCTGCGAGATAACACTCGAGAGCAAACTTTGTAACTTTAAGGAGCAGGATGTACCTGGATACCCCTTGATGTTTTACAATGTGACGTGAATAAGCCGAGAAATGACGCAGGGATGCATCAAATCCTTTTCCAACTTTTATGCCAGAATAAAGCGCAACGGTATTACCAAAGCGCCTTATCAGAGGGTCTAGGCTTTCGCCGACCTCAACCATAGAATCTTTAACTGAAAGATTTTTTATGCGGCTGATGGCAGACCGCCAAAACTTCTTCAGAGGAATC